CAATGGCGCAGGCGTCTCAAAGGTGCCCAGGAGGAAGGGCAGGCCGCGATCGTGCCGCAGCTGTTGGGTGAGCGCGAAGGTGCCGGAGAGGCGGGAGATGTAGTTGCAGATGGAGACGGTCGGGTCGCGAGGGGCAAGCTGATAGGCCCGCCAGATGTCATTCACAATCTTGTTATTGATACTGGTGAAACGGTCTCCGGAGAGGCGGAAGACGCGGTAGACCACAGTGATGAAGTTCTTCAGCTGGGCGGGGGTGGGGGCGATGACCTCCAGGACGTTGAAGGGGCGGCCGCGGAACGCGCAGTGGGTAGCCCACATGGAGTGGTCCACGAGGCAGCGCACCTCGGCGTTGAGCTCGTACACCACGTCCATGAGACGTTTGTAGAGGAGCTCGGACTCGCAGGCGTAGATGCTGGCCTGTGTCGAATCGAACGAGCCGTAGTCGGCCTCAGTGAGGAGCGGGTGGGTGCCGTCGACTCCACACTTGCCGACCATGCCTGCGAGGGACATCCCTATCTGCTGCATCTTCGCCGCCTTGGGCTCCTTCTTGATCCCCCCGGCACCAAAAAGGTCAAACATGGCCAGCTCCAGGACCTTGCCACCCACCGCGTCGAAAATGGTGGCCATCTCGCCCATGTTCACAACAATGCGGGGCTTGTCCTTGAGGCTAGGCTCGTTCTTCACGTTGGCCTTTGGGTGCGGGGCGCAGCGTTCGGCGCGCAGCTGGCCCAACTGCTCAAGCAGCTGGGTCTTGCGCTCCTCACTCCACTTGGCGGGGAGGCAGTCGCGGAGGTGGACGCGGGCCGCGTGGTGTTTGATCCGGGGGAGGAGGCGCTCCCACAGTGCGTCGTAGCAGCCGTGGTAGTGGGTGAGCAGGTTGATGACCTCCGTCGGGTTCATCGTCTCCGGCTTGAAACAATCCTTGAAGCGCTTCTTCAGGCCGTCATAGACATTGGCAGGGGTGTTGGCGTCACAGTGCGTGCCCGCGAGCAGTGCACTGTCGGCCTCCACCAGCTGCTTCACGCCTTGATCGGCGTAGCGGGTGAGGAGCGCGCTCTCAAAGCCAGGTACGAAGGCGCGGGAGACCATCTGGCCGCCGGGCTGGGGAGCGGCCTGGGTGGCGGGGGCGCCCTGCTCGTCGAGTGTGACCACACCCACGTGGGGAAGGACGTCACCGGCGGCGGTGCGGTCGACATGGAGGAGGGTGCCCTCCGTGCGACCAGGCTGCACGATGACGCCAGCAAGTCCGGGCGCAAACAGAACGTCGTCGGGCTTGAGACGATCGCCACCGCACTCCGGCGAGTACATCGGCATCAGGCGGTCCATGCCCTTTGCCATGATGTTCTTGCCGGCGGCGGTGACGCGATCATAGGCCTCAATCTCGATGAACAGGTCGTAGAACTCATCCGCGGTGAGGCCGGCGGGAACGTGGCCATTGCGGCGGGCCAAGCGATAGGCCACGTAGGCCTCCATGGCCGCCTTCATGAGGCGGGTGAATCGACGATGGGTCTGGTTGCGCCCCTTGCCCCCGGTGATGTAGGGCCAGATGACGTGCTCGAGGAGGGCGGAGC